TATTTTGTCTAGTTTTTGCATTTATGCTCCTTTTTTTACTCCTTTTATAACACCTTTGTTCTTAGATGCATAGAATATCTTTTCACCCTTCTTTTTTCCATACTGTTTCTTCATGGATTTCATAATTTTTTTACCTTTTTTATTTAATGGCATTAATTATCCTCCGTAATTACCGCTGCTTGCTTAACTCCAGTCTTTGCAAGGCTAACTCCAGCTCTTAATTTAGCTAAATCTTCATTTTGATCCATTTTATCCTCTGCAATTTCGCCTTGTTGCATTAATCTTGCTCTTGCAAGGTCAATTTGAGCCTCATCATTATCTTTTTTACGCTCATTTTCCATCGCACGAAGGTCAACCTCACGTGATTTTAGTTTTAGAAGAGGATCATTATCAAATTGTGACGTAATTTTCTTTTCTTCCTTCATGTATTCCTCTGTCATTTCTGCAATCAACACAGATTTTCTAGCTTCAATCTCATTTGTAACTGCTTGTAGTTGTTGTTGTGCCTGTGGATTCATAGCTGCTTGTTGTTGTAACATCATCATCTGTTGCATTTGCTCTCTAAACTCTAATTGTACCTGTTCTTGAGCCATTATTGAAATGTGTTCAAGTATATTTTTTTGTATCGCTGCCATAACTGCAGGATTATTTCTAACAATGTTAGTTGACATGAAATTTAAGTGAGCTGTGATGTGTGCTCTGTGGTCTTGACCAGGAAAAGCTTGAAAAGGTTTACCAGCTAGTGCATTAATGTGTTCTAAACTTGGGTCCATTGGCATGTTTGGCGCCGGTGGTGGTAGAACTGCATCAACATTTTTTACACCGATTGCTTCATACATATTTCTATATATTTGATACATATTGTGTAGCTGTGGATTTGATGTTGCTATTTGTAGTTGTGTTTGTGCAAGTGTAATTCTTTGTGACATTGAAAATATATTTGGATCTGCAACCGGCACAACATCTATTCTATCATCAAAGTCAGCTTGTTTAATATTTCTTGCGCCACCAACAACATCGTATGGATATTCTGGTGGTAGATATTGTGATACAACTTTTGCAAGTAATTTAAACTCATCTTTCATCGCTGCGTAACATCTCTTGTGTATCGCACTCATGACTCTTGAACCACGCTCTAACAATGCAACAGTTGTTCCAACTGCTGCTGCCTGGTTACCATCACCAACCTGCATATCAGCAATGGCCGCGAATCTCTGACCTGCTTGTACAACAATACCTAATAAATTTAATAATGTTTGTGATGGCTCTTTATATGGTAATGGAAAAAATGCATCTCTTAAATTACCACCTGGTGCATCTACATCTTTAAATTCACCTGGTTGTATTGGAGCTGCTTCAT